GGAGTTGCATTGGTGGATTTCTTTGACTTGGGGGTCCACGACCTCAGCTACTAATCCGCAGTTCAACACGCCGGGGACTATGACCATAGACGGGGACGCTACTGTCTTCTATGTGGGCGGTACTGTCCTGGCCCGTGAGGCTGGTGTTTCCTGGTACAACGGGACGTGCGTGGCGTATGACGCCTCTGACGACATATTGAACACGTCCACCTTCTTCTCGGATACCGACATTTCGGCTACGGTGCCGTTCACCTGGGGTTCCACTGACAGGTTGATTTTGTCCGGTGTTTATCCTATGGACGATGTTGATGCGCCTACGTCCTGATGTCTAGGGGTCGGGCGCAGCGTAGCCCTAAACATAACGCTCAGCAAGGCGGGCGTCATCGAGGCAGTCCGGGCCGGTCCTTTAAGAGGGCCGGTGCCGGGCGTGCTCGCAAAGCTAAGTGATGTGTGGTACGATAGGGCGCTATGGCCATTAAAGCAGAAGTCGAGGCTCTGTCTACTACCGCAGAGCTAGTGTACACATCCACTAACGGTACCGCTGACGCACCTCAGGGTTGCGTTGTTTATAATGCGGATGCTGCTATCACTGTCTATGTTGGAGGGGCTGGGGTCGATACGACTGATGGTTTCCCTTTGGCGGCGGGTGCGAGTATTTCTTTGGATCTGATTGTTGGTGACGCTGTTTGGGCGGTTGCTGCTTCGGGTACTCCGAATATCAATATCTTGTTCAACCGGGTTTAGTCATGGGTTCCATTGACTTCGATGGGCCGCAGTCTTTATCGACTGTGAGCTTGGTCAGGTCTGGTTCGTCCACTGGAGTTTATTCTGGTGGGGTGTTGTCTGTTGGTTCGCCTACGACTACGTTCTCTATTTCGGATGGTGCTGGCGTTATTGCTGGCGATTCGATTGTGACGGATGTTTCGTGGTCGGGTCAAACGAACCTGTCGACTACGTTCTTGGCCACTAACCTGATTTCGTTTGTATCTATTGATGCTGCGGGTGATGTCATTCAGCGGGCTACCCGGTGGACGTCTGCTAACGCTCGTGATGAGATCATCCTTGGTGTGTTGGTTCATGTGAACCTCACTAACTTGGATACTGTCAACAACGAGCAGAGGCCTAGCCGCAACGTCGGTGCCCAGTTGGGTGACTTGATGGCTGCGCTCGGGTTCATGAACGGTGGCGGTAACATAATTAGTTCGTCGGGCGCTGACCTTACGATCGACAAGTCGTTAGGCACCATAATTGGTCCTGGCGTGAATTATGCTGTTGACGTTGACACCCCGCACGTAAAGACGTTGGCTGCTTTAACTAACGCCTCGTTCCAGTACAGGTTTCAAGATGGGTCTAACGGTGCGACGGGTACGTCTATCAATCCGAACATTTACGATGTTGCTGGTACGTCTACTGCTGTGCCTACTAACAAGTTCACTGTTCAGCATATCTATTCGTTTACGTCTAATAACGTCAAGATTCAGCCGGGGCAAGAACTCTTCAACTCGTTGTCTGACGCAGAGTTGACGATACCTCACTCCGGTATGGTGATCGAGCCGTCGATTGCGTCTAACGGTTTGTTGATTGGTTTCTTGACTGTTCAGGAAGGCTGCACAGATTTGACTCAGTCCACCCAGGCTGCGTTCTATCAGGCTGACCGGCATGGTCAGGGCAGGCTGTAGTAGCATAGTCTTATGGCCACTAAAGTATTTCCCCCATCTGTCCCTGTTCAAGCTGTCCGAGTTACGTTGCGTTTCGCACCGTTCGTTGGACCCGAGATTGTTATCGAAGGTATGGTTGAGATCCCTGAGACTGGTAGACCCCAGGTTCAGAGTGTCTCGGCTTTCTACGCTGCTACTATCGCTGAGGATGTTTCCTTGGCTGATGTGCCGTGGAGTTTCGATGCCGTTAATGTTGACATCCCTACGTATGACAACACTGTCGGTGCACGCCAAAGGGAACCACGCCTGTAACGTGGTAACATAGCCGTCATGACCGCACATGACGTATTGACACCTCAGGAACGCCAACTCTACGCTGACCTTAAACGGCGGGAGTTGGCGTTGCTGTCTTCTATGGAGTACGGCTGTTACGCTTCTAAGATGATCCGTTTCCCACATGTCGAGTATGTGGATACGTTGATCACTGCGGCGCAGACTGGTCACATGTACAAGTCGGGGACGGGTCCTCGGTGTGTGTGGGAGGGCGACGAGCTTGATGGTTCGTGGGTGCATCCTACGACTGGTGAGAAAGCTATCTTCAATTTGGCGATCTCTGAGCCGCCTCGACACGGCAAGTCTTTCCACATGTCTGAGCATTTGCCTGCATGGTTCCTAACTAAGTACCCTGATCTGTCTGTGCATTTGGCGTCCTACGCCGACACGTTCGCTGCTACGTGGGGTGCTAAGGCTCGTGACCATATTGAGGCTCACCCTGAGTTGGGTGTTGAGGTGCGTAACGATGCACGCTCGAATGCGTTGTGGCGGGTGAAGGACCATATTGGTACGATGAAGACTGCTGGTGCTGGCGGCCCGTTGACGGGTACCGGTAGGCATCTGGGTATCATTGATGACTTGTTGAAGAACGCTGAGGAGGCGTTGTCTAACGTCACGAGGACCGGTAACGTGGCCTGGTACCTCAGTGTTTGGAAGACCCGTAAGGAACCGCACCCTGCCCGCATGATGATGCTTGACCCTGAAGGCGACCAC